GTTTTAACAGTTTGAACAGCCTTTTTAATCTCGTAAAGTTTTGTTTTACTTTACGATCTTCACCTGGAATAACAGCCTGTTGGCCTCTTTCCAAACAAGATATTAAAAACAACATAAATGGTGATCTCTTGGAAGGGATTACCTCGGTTGAATTTATTAAAACATGTTCAGCCAAAATAGGGCTATTACTAGCACCTAATCCAACGGCCGACTCTCTTACGAGAATACGACCATACAACGATCCTGGTAAGGACCGCCTTTTACCCTCTATGTTGGCCATGTCTGAACGAAGAAGATCTCGTTCAGGTATAGTAACTAAAACTGGGAATGTTTCCACTTCCAGTGTCGGGTAAAAGTGTTCTATATCTTCAATGTTCAATCTATCAAGCATAATCACGTCTTCATAGTTCGAAAGCCCTAAAAAACCGGGCAATCTACTAAAAAACGCAATCATAGGCCTAACAGAAGTTGGGTACATTGAAAGCGCAGCCAAGCCGTATTGACGAACGTAACCTAATGGGTCAGCACTTAAATTAAGCTTTGAAGCTTTATAAGACTGCCAAGGGCCATGTTTATCTATCGTACGACCAGCGAACTCTGCTATCTCCATCCCCATGAGGGACTTAGAAAGTGAAATTTCAACTCCTATCTCTTTCATGACTTCACAATAGCGTAAAGCTATCGCTCCATCAGTGATTATGACATCATCGCCACACACCCGGAAATTAGTTTGATTCCCGCCAAGGGAACGAATTAACAGTGTATGCGTTAAAGAGAAAGCTGCAAAACTACAAGCCACCCCCATAGGTTGGCCGGTACGATATCGCACCGTCCCATGAGGGGTTTTCCAATAACTACGAGAAACACGAGCCCAAAGGCTAATGTCCTCTTCTAAAGTTGGGAACAAACGGCTTAAAAGCCTGGTTTGGACCTCTAAAGGGAAATTATCAGTTGCTGCAGTTAAATCTATTGACCATACTGGCAAGTCTCTATCTAAGATTGGTTTAACCCATTCAAAGATAGCTTGCTGATCATGGACAAGACTTTCAGGTAACCTTTGCAGTAACAGGTCACAAGCTTGTTGCAGACGCGAAGTACCTAGCTGAACCCCTATTAGAGGGTTCGCTATATACCTGATTTTCAAACCACGATCCTTTACAAGGGCCGAGATTTTACCAACCACCGAGTCTGGACCACCATCAGGACCCCGATAATTTGGGATATAATGGAAAGGTCTATCAAAGAAGTCCGAGTCAAAAAGCAACTTGAACAACTCCCGGTGTGCAAACACCAGGTTAGGACAGTGCTTAAGCAATTCCCAGAAGTGGTCATTCGCCGTAAAACAATTTCTTGTTTTACGAGTGAACGGCACAACTTGGGTCTCACTCAAAGGAACATAACGTGAAAATGTAGATTTCTCTACGCACTCGCGTGCCATTTTCACGACTCGAGATGAAGGTAAGATATCTAAATCTGTTGTTTTCACAACAGAGATCGATGATTGATATTTGGTCCAGTCAGCCTTGGTAGGCTGATCTGAAGTCCAACGACCGTAAACGCGAAGACATCGATCCATACGGATCAAGTTTTTGCGAGAAGACAGAGACTTAGAATAAATAAAACCGAATGGGCCATAAAGACCCCCCGATTTATTCTTCCTAAAGCATGACAAATCACGGCTCCTAAGAGCAGATCTCCATTCTTTCATCCTTTTCACAACGAAATGGATACCATTGCTAGTTTCCATACGACGAAGCAAACCCAATAAAGAGTGAGCCTGTAGTACGTTTAGGTGTTGTGACAAGAAAATATCTATTAACTG